TTCTCCATCAGGGTTGTTGCAGTTGCCGGAATACCAGCAACTGCAAGCTAAAAACTACTGACCAAAAACTCTCGGATTAGACAACAGCGGATTTCACAACGCCTCTGAAATCAACCGGAGCGCCGCCATAGATATGGCGAACTTTGTATTTGGCAACGGTGTCTTTGGCGAAGTAATCGCCCTGCGTTGGGTCTGCCTGGGTGAAGAACTCAGGCTCTTCATTACCGTTGAAGAATCCGAGTTCAACAATGTCAACATCCATCACGTCTGCAACAAGCAACCAATCGTTTGCGTCTGAAAACCAGGGTATTGTTACAGGAGTAATGCCGAGCCTGCGGATGGTTTGTGCCAGTCCTTCAGTTTCGCCCGGAGCCGTGTTATTGAAATCGGTCAGCGTCTGGGCATCGAGAGAAATGTCTGTTGGTACTGCAAGCGTAAGACTCTTTGTATCAAGCCCGATCTTTTCGTTTGAACCAGGTTCGGTTTGATTTTGCAATGTGGCAATTGCCGATTTCAGTCCAGCCGTACCAAGCGCAGTCGTAATCAGATTGCTATGCGAGGCGTGAAAGACCGCTACTGTATCTGCTGCCATCGTCGGGTTAGACATCAAACAGGTATTCCAGGCGAACTTTTCAAGTGTGCGGGCTGCCGCTTTGCCAAGTCTGCCAGTAACGCGAACAAAGCCAGAGAGGTCATCATTTGCAACCGTTTCCAGCGACAGACTGACCAGACGACCGCGTTTTGAAATCGCGTAGGTTTCTTCTGTGTCACTTAAAGCCGAGACTTCCACGTAAGCAGCATCTTGAGAGACCGCTGACAAATCGCCAAAGTAGCCAAGTAAAACCGCTCGTTGGGTTTTGAAATCGCCTACAGGCTTGGTCATAGCGATACGTCTCCAGGTTTGCGGTACAGAGCGATAATCGCGCAACAGTCGCTTGCCGGTGACTGCGGCAATTAACTCTGAGAAATCCGTAGTTACCCAGGTTGCCTGTTTGGTCAGACGGCGAGGCTTGCGCGAAACGCCTTCAAAACCTTCATCGCCGGTCATCTCGACATAGAGTCTCTTAATAGAAAGTAAAGAATCCTGCCCGTTCCAGAGGTCTTGCGGAGCCTGCGCCAGTGTGTTGCCGGTTGACTGACGGAGCAGTTTTTCACTTCTGGATGTGATGCCGTTATAGTCTTCACGCGAAAGACCGAATGCTTTGCCGATAGACATGGCAATCTTGTCAAAAGAATCCGCCACTATTTCAGGGCGACCATTATCGAAACCGGCTTGCGCCATCACGCCAAGATAAGTTCTTGCCGACTCAATTGCATCGTCAACAGCCTCAAGCGTCGGATTTGCGCCGAGACGGGTGCGAATGGACTGCTGAACCGCTTCCGGCAAATCCGAACCTGAAAGCGACTGAGAAACCACCATATCGCGCATAGATTGCGGCAACTGTGTCCAGGCAATTTCACCGCTCCCTGGTGCCGGTGCAGCCGGTGTTGCTTGCGAGGTCTCTGTCATCAAACCGATTGCCTGTTGAGCAACCGCTTCGTTTTCGGCGATTGATTGAGCAATCTGCTCTTCACTGGATGTAATCGTTACGCCCTCCACTTTCTGCGAGACAAGGGATTGGCGAACGACGCTGAATCGTAAACTGTTTGCCTTAAAAAGCATCTCTAAAAAAAATTTCATCGTCGGTTCATCTCCTGTTTGTTCTTGCCCTTCACGCATACTTGCCAGGGCGTACTTCACGCGACCATCGGCAGCGCCATAGGTCACGAGGTCAATGGTTATCGGTTTAACGAGCGTCGCCTCTTCAGCTATTTTGTTGTCCGTCCAGGTGACCTGTTTGGACTGATAGCCGACAAGAATTGACGCCTCTATGAAATTGAAATTGCCTGCGTCGTAGGCTGCCTGAAGGTCTTTTTGTAACCACTCCGCAGAAGGCTTGATATGCAGCGTTGCATCAAGCCCCTGCTCGGTAATCTCAAAATCTACCCACCAGCCAACCTTGTCTTTGATTGACCGCTCAGGAAGTTCCTGCATTGCGGTCTTTGACGGATGGTCTGCAAAGGCTCCAAGATTTTCCCAGGGGAACATTTGAAGCGACTGCGCGAATACATCTTTGCGCCAGACGTGGCGAGTCTTGGAAAGTCCCCAGGCGACAACCTGCCAACGCCACTTCCAGCAACCGTCATCATCCTTGAGCGATTGCTTGACCATCACAGAGGACTGCCGGACTTCGCTGTAGCGCTCTTCGACTTCAACCGGCTCGCCAAAATTGACTCCCTCATCGCCTTCCAGCGTATAAGGGATTTTGAAGAGCTTGTTATCCTCATCACGGCAAACAATGACCGAATCATCGAAAACCTCTCTGGGATACCAATAGAGCGGCTCGTCTTTGTCGGCTTTGCGAAATCGCTTCCGTAAAGCCGTTTCAATCCGCTGAATCAGGTCGGTCAGACTCTCGCCAGACTGTTTTGTAACGTGAACTATCATTTCGCCTCTTGAAAACCTTTTAAACCCGCATTTAATACCGTTTAATTGCCTTCAAATTCGTTTTGGCGCTCTATGGTCGCGCTGTAGAGCCTCAAAACGCGCACAGGGCAATTAAATGCGTTCTCCTACTTCTTTGCGTTTGCGGCATTGATGACCTTTTGGGCTGCCGCCGTCGCAATCTCTTCAACCTTTTTGACGAAATCAGGGTCATCAAGCTTGATGCCTGAATCTGACGCCGCTGACTGCGCCGCATCTCTGGCTCTTGCTTCCGTGTTGGCTTTCTTAATCAGTTCATCACTGACCTTTGTGCCGTCTTTCAGAACAAGCGTTTTGCCGTCGTCTGATTTTGCCAAGACCTCGTCAGGCGGAACGTCTTTAATAGACTTGTACTTGGTAATGTCCGTCATCTTTCACCTCTTAAATTTTTGGTTTCTGTCAATTGTGAAAATTCGCTTGGTTGTCGGCTGCGAAACACAACGACAGTTAATTGTGTTATCGGCGCTACCAGCCGGGTCTCTCGGATACATCAACTCTTCACCACCTACTTTGAAAGGTTCATCTACTTCGCGCTCCTGCCCCATCACCACCAGGTGCGAGAGCCGGACTCGTTTATCAGGAGTTGCAAGCCAGCGCTTACCTAATGCCCATCCCGCTTTCCGCATCGCCTCACGATTTGCCTGCATACGGGCTTGCGTGGCAATGGACTGAACTCTCAAAACCTCGGTGCGAAAAATCGTTTCGGCTCGTGCTGCAATTGACTTGAAGATTTTCGAGTCATCAAGATTTGCGCCGATCTGCTTAATGGCGTCCTGAACCGTCAGACCGCCGATTGCCGCACGCTGTAGCACTCCATCAATTGACGCCTGCGCTTCGGTCGTCAGGTCTTTGATTAAAGACGCGCTAAACGATGCTGCGACCTCTGCGACCTGGCGCGATACGCCGATGACTGGATTTGTGCCAATGACGATTCTTGCAGGCTCATCAATCAACTGGCTGCCCAGGTCAAAGGCTGTGTTGATGTCTTGCCTCAGTCTGGTACCCAAATCGCGGTCAAGTTGGGCAATACGGCTTTCAATCGCTGTTCTCACAGAACGCAACCAGAACAGGTCAAAGTCTGTGCGCCCCGATTCTGCGAGTCTGACAAGGATGTCTTTTCGCGTTTCGTCTAAGAGTCGCCTTGCGGCTTCAATTGATTCGCGCTCCTGGCGAAGTATGTTTTCAATGATCTGCCTGACCTTCTGGTCAAATTCTCTTTGAATCTCGTCGTCGTTCATTTACGCGACATCTTTCATTTTTTTGGCGTCTTCAAGCTTTGCAGGCGTGTAGTCTTTTTCACTGTCTTTTGCCTGCTCTTTGGCTGCCTGTTTAAGCTCTTCGTCAACGTCGTATTCAATACCCATCTGTGCGGCAAAGGATGCAAAGATGCGCGCTGCCGTCTCACTTCGTACCCAACCGCGAGCCACTGCCATATCTAAAGAGGCTGTCATCTGTGAGAAGACTGCGCCGACGCGAGACACGTCTTTGGTAGACAGTTCCGGCATTTCGACAACGAATTTGCGGCTGATTCTGCCGCTTTCAATCGCGGCTTTGAGTTTGCGGTTTTTCAAACACGCCTGGTCAATCCTGAAGTCAACCATTTCGCGGAAGATGGCGCGCACAGTGCGTTGACGTGCTGTCAGTGCCTTTAAGATTGGCAGTTCAAGATTTTCTGAGGATGCGCGGTTTGAGCCTTCGGTGATGCCGAAAAAGAATTCTGAAAGGTCTGCCGCACCTAACACATCTTTACGGATGCCATTTGCAAGTGTGCGCGTTTCGGTAAGTTTCAAGTCCGGCGCAACGGCCTTCCACTCAACATTTTCATTGTGGGCGCGAATCGAGCCGGGTTGTGGAGCGTTCTGCCCATCTACCCACTTTTGAATATCAGCCTCTGATTTGCCTGTCAGTTTCACATCCCAGATGAAGTTCAGGAGCAGTGCTACCCTTTCGAGGTCGTTAAAAGTCGCCTGATCCCAGGCGTCAACGAGGTCGGCAATCGGTTCAAAGTCGCTTCTGCCGCGAGTCGCATCCGGCGCGCAGTTGATACGGAAAACGAAAATTTCGCCAACGCGATAGTTGAAAGATTTTGAGCCAGGCGTCAGGTCAACATTAATAATGGAATATTCGCGCTTGCGATTCATGGCAGCCTGCGACTGCCCGACATCGCCATTTGGCTTGATGGTCACTCGTCGCATCACGCGACGGTTTTGCGTATCAGGAAAAACGTCTTCGACTTCAAAAGGGTCAATCCATCCAACTCTGACATTGGCATTGAAGTAATTGACGAATGCTGGCATATATAGCTCGCCATTGGTGCCGAGGTAATCAACAATCTGAATCTGGAACTCATCAAAATTGTTGATAGGGTCACACCAGAACTCATCAATTAAAGGTTGAATGAACTCTTTGTCTTCTGCCTTGAAAGTAACGCCTTCACCAATGACAAAATCACGCCTGGTTTTGCGAATCTTATTCGCCAGGGGATTGCGCGCTGTAAGGTAGTTGGCAATCTCAAGCAACTTGTCTTGTTCAATGGGCTGAAGGTCACGCCTTGATTGCGTGATGCCGCGCCACTGGTGGTCATCACGGTCAATGCCAGTGGACGCCGCCGCTTGTCTGGCAATCTCATCAGCCTTTTGCTGAATCACGCCGCCAAATGCCCAGTTGATGAATTTGTCTTTTACGTTCATTTCAGTTTGTGGTGTGAAGGGCAAGCGAGCCTGCCCTTCACGGTTGCCAGAGCGCCTTCCGTGATTGCTCTGGCTTTCGATTGCGGGGTTATAGGGTCTAATAATACCCATCTCTTATCTCCGGCGAACGGACGAGGAAACAGGCAAAGCCCACCCCTTCAGGTATCTCTGCGTTGTTTAATTTCGTAGGTCGCCTGGTTGGAAGTTGTCCCAACTCCCTGGCGAGCGTGATGAATCGCTCGGGACATCGTCTTTTAGAAGCAAGCCTCCAATGCTTGCCGGTCTGAAAATTGTTAAAGGTGAAATCAGGTTGCCGTCTGCATTGCGGTTGACTCGGTAGTTATAGGTGATAATCGCAGGAACCTTTCTGCCTAGCCCTGTAGACTCCAGTAGTGCGCCACCTTCATCGTCGGTCAAAACATACATCACCCGCTTACCAGTCAAAGGCGCGATGGTCGAATCAATGTCAACAGACTTCTTTGCCGCTTGTTCTTTTTGAGCCAGGGCGACAGAGCCAGACGAAACTTGAGATACCTGATGCCCAACACCAAAAACCAGCAAACAAACAATTGCCAATGCAAGTAAACGGTTACGAATTTCTTTCATAAGTCACTCTCCTTTTTAAGCCGCTCTTCTCAAGCGACCGAATCCTTTTAATTTCGCAAGCCAGCGAGCCTCTTTGTCTTGCTGCATTCGCTCGCGTGAATTGCCACCTTCCGGGTCTTTGCCTGCCGAGGCTGCCGGAATTGATTTGTTACCAATCGAATCAGCGCTCTCTAGACCGTCAATCGTGTCATCGAAAGCCCCTGGGTAATCTTCCATTTCTGAAAACCATTCCGGTCTGCGAGTATCGTCTTCCCATTTTTGCGGGACACGAACACCAGCGTTTTCAATGCGAATGGATAGCCTTTCAATGCGCGCTTCCTTTTCTTCACTGTGCAAAAGAGTATGGACAACCTTGTCCACACCGAGCGCTCGAAGGTCATCCTGAAACTGCGCGCCCAGGATGTCACCGAATGAATTCTCTTCAACCCAGAGTTCGGCATTTGGGTCAATTTTCAAAATCGCAGGGAACCATTCCAGAATTTTCGCTCTTGATGCTGTCGGCTTCAGCCGATGGCGCTGTGCATCTACGAGGTAGCTTGTGCGAGTGCTTGCCTCATAAAGCAAATCAATAAAGCTTGAAAAGTCTGACTTCTTTCTGCCTTTGCCTTTCTTGCCCTTTGATGGGTCAACGTAGCAGATGCGCTTGAGCGATTTCCCCTGAAGCTCTACCGGCGAATAGAAAATCAGCTTGTCCAAGTTAAACAACTGGGTTTCCGGGTCTCTAGGGTCATTCATGTACTCCGCGCCGAACTTTGCCGCCCCCAGGAGCGCACGAATCTTCAGGAGCTTCGCAATCGAAAAACGCGCCTGCCAGTTTGATATCCACTCGCCTTTTGCATTGCGACGCATTGCCGCAAACTTAATTGAAGTGAAGAGGTGTTTGTCTTCATCGTCTTTTACGCGCTCGGCTCTGGCGATCACGCAATCGAAATGAATCACCGTGCCGATGACCTGAAGTTCTCCGCGAATCGGGTCAAGCGCAGGAATAACCGCTGACATCAGCCAGTTCCAGGCTTTGTTGCGTTGCTCTTTGGTAACAACATTTTCGTCGTTATCCACATCGTCAGCTTTGACGCAGGTTGGTCGCTGCGCGCCGTGTCGTCTGCCGCGCATCTTGCCGCCGCGCCCGATGGCATCAACTCTCACGTTGTTTGTCGTGATAATCATTCCTTCACGCCAGACCACGCGACCGCTTTCGAGTTGAATTAGTTCAACCTCTTTCCAGAGTCCCTTATCAGGTTTCAAAGAGCCGAAATCCGCTTTGATTTTCTCGTTACTGGCTAGCTCGTCTTTTAAGTCTTCAAGCTGCGCGCCAGCCTGCGCGAAGGTATCGCTTGCTAAAACGATGTATGGGTCAAGCCCGTGACAGATGCGCCGGAGCGAATCACAGAGGTTTGCAATAACTGATTTGCCGTGTCCGCGAGGAATCTGAATCGCCGTGAGTTTCAATTCAGGATCGCCGCGATGAACGTCAATTCCTTGCTCTTCTTTCCACCCTTGAGCCTCTTTGTCGGTAAAATCGCCGGTTAAAACTCTGTCCAGTACTTCATGAAACTTTGCGCCTTCCTGTTCAAAATAATGCGGCAGATAAACTTTGCCGAAATCCAAAGCACTGTGCATCGTGCGAGCCAGGCGCTCTTCACGAGTGCCGTCCGCTTCGGTAAAGCCTGCGCGCCCTTCCTTCAAATTGTCCGAGGCGACCTGTGCCGCCGCTCGCATTTGCTGGACGGCTTCGGTCGCTTGTTGGGTAAGCTCACGAAAACGCTCTTTCGTGACTTTGCCTCTCGGAATTTTGAGACCACTTTTAGCCATTTATAATCAAAGCTTCAGAGATTCGCTGTTTTGCGATTGTGAAATAATTTGGGTCTAACTCCATTCCCACGAACTTCCTGTCGTTTTGAACGCTTGCAACGCCGGTTGTGCCAATTCCCATACAGCAGTCCAGCACGGTTTCGCCTGGCGAAGTCACTGCGTTTACAATTCGCTCCATCAGTTCAACAGGCTTTTCATTCGGATGCTCGCGTTGATGCCCGAACAGATACCTGTGAGTCAAAACACTGACAGGTCGT